CAGGTGGTTGTACAGGCCGCATCGCAGGTTAACGAAATATCTAATTATCAGACGCAAATGTTAGGCGAAAGCGAGTCGAATCAACTACTTCCAGCGCCCCGTTCTGGTGCAAACGAGGCGAAAGTGGGAGGCGAAAGTGAGATTTGACCCCATCGTCAAGCACGGCGTTGGCGAATGTGTCATCTGCCACAAGGTCAAGCGGCTCGTCTGTGACCACGACCATGAGACCGGCTACAACCGGGACGGCCTCTGCGGCACCTGTAACAGCGGCCTCGGCTTCTTCCACGATGACCCTGCCTGGCTGCGCCGTGCCGCTCGCTACATCGAGCGCCATCGTGCGCTGAACAAAGAGCTGACGATCGAGAAGCACGAGAAGCCATCGATGCGAGCGTAGCAGCCAGCCGGATGGTCAGGGGCCGAGCGGCGCGGGAACCTTCAGGGGGACCCTACCGGGTGTGCGGCGGGGGCGTGGGTTCTGGGCGTGGATAGGTTTAAACGGGGTTGGGGCGGGGCTGAGAGAAAAAAGGACGCATGGCTGACATCACAACGACGCTGGCGCAGTTTCTGGTGGACCTCGTATCGGGGACGTTGGGCCAGAACCTGCCGTTTACGGCGCTGAAGGTGTCGGGGGGGAATGGCGGGTTGATCACGCCGGTCCAGTCGTTGACGGAGTTGACGACGATTGCGGCGGCGGCGACCACGGCGACGACGATTCAGATTCCGGCGAATGCGGTGGCATTGGCGGTGTCGGTGCGGGTAGTGACGGTGATTCCGACGGCGGCGACGTTCACGGTGACGAGTGCGACGCCGACGAAGACGTGGAACACGGCGGCGGTCGCGGTGGCGGCGGGGACGACGGACCCTGGGACGTTGGCGGGGCCGACGCCTCAGACGACGGCGAGTCCGATCACGATCACGCCGAACCTGACGCCGGGAACGGCGACCGGGCAGGTGCGGGTGACGATTTACTACTACACCGTGACGCCGCCGACCTCGTAAATGGTGGATCTGGACGACGCACCGATTGGGACGCCGCATGGGGCCGCGAAGTGTTCGTGGTGCCCATCGCCGCTGGTCGTCGGGCAGGTGTTGCAGAAGCGGGCGTGGTTGTGCCCGGTGCATTTTCGGGAGCAGGTCGCGCTGGCGTTGACCTCGACGGTGAAGGGGAAAGCGCGGCAGTGCTACAACGTGCCGCTCCCGTCGCAGGCGCTACTCGAGATGAGCCCGGCGCGGAACATCTTGTGGGGCGGGATGGCGGGGCCGGGGAAGTCGCACGGGGTGCGGCATTGGCTCTACAAGCGGTCGCTTTCGACGCCGGGGCATGAAGCGTTGCTGCTCCGCGAGAACTGGGATCAGCTCGATAAGAACCACCTGCGACCAATGGAGCGGGAAGTTGAGGCGCTGGGCGGGAAGTTCTGGAAGTCGGATCGGAAGGTGGAGTTCGGGTCGGGTTCCACGGCGTCGATCATCGACTGCGGGCACATGGCGGACATGGAAGCGATCGGGCGGTACATCGGCACGGAGTACGGCGCGATTGTTCCTGATGAAGCGAGTTTGTATCCGGTGAACACGGAAGGCATCCCGATTCTGGCCGAACTGTCGACGCGCGCACGCAAGCCGTATAAGGACCGCCAGGGGGTGGTGGTGTTGCCGAAGTTCGTCCCGGTGACGAATCCCGGCGGGCCGTCGGCGTTCTGGCTGCGGGATATGTTCATCGACAAGACCCCGGACTATGAGCGGTTCCCGAAGTTGCGGCCGGTGTTTGAGAACGGCGTGCAGGTGAAGGGCTATCGACCGGAGGAATGGGACTTCATCCCGGCGCGGTTGGCGGATAACCCCTACATGCGCGAGGACTACGCGGACACGGACTTGTCGGTGCTCTCAGGGCTGCGCTATCGGCAGTTGGCGGAAGGGGACTGGAACGTGTTTCTCGGCGCGTTCTTTCAGGAGTGGTCCCCGACGAAAGACGGGAAGCCGTGGCATGTCCGCGAGTTCGGAGCGGCGGCATGAAGTGCTTTGGCTCGATGGATTGGGGCTACAACGCGCCGGGCTGCTTTCTGCTCTGGCTGGCGTTGCCTGACGGCCATTACCACATCTGGCGAGAAGTGAAGTTCCAGCACACGCCCGTCTCCGAAGTTGGCGAGGATCTGAAAACACGATTGAAGTCGCTCGGCGTGAAGCTCGATTATCTCGTGGCGGACCCAGCCTGCTGGCAGCATACCGGCGCGGGGAAGGGCGAGGCGATTGGGGAGACGTTACAGCGGCTCGGTCTGCCGATGCGAAAAGGCGACAACAACCGCAAGAACGGGTGGCAGCGGGTGCATGAATTGCTCCGGGCCGCACCGGACGGGACGCCGTGGCTGACCATCGAAACCGATCCGCACTGCAAGTATCTTCGGCGCACGTTGGCCGGCGCGGTGAGTGATAAAAACGACGCGGATGATCTGGATACCAGCTCGGATGATCATGCCTGCTTGACCGGCGATACGCTCGTGACAACGCGCGATGGCTTAAAGTCTCTCAACACGCTCGGCTTAACGGACGTTGTGCTCACTCGGGAGGGCTGGAAACCTGTGACGGCTGTGGCGATGACCGAACTGGACGCACCGTTGCGTCGAATCGAGTTCTCCGATGGGTCCACGCTCACCGGCACCGACAATCACCCTGTGTTTGTCGAGAATCGCGGCTTTATCGCTATGGATGCGTTGCGATACGGTGATATACTGAACACATGTCCAGTAACCACCACCGAACAGCACGAGCTCGCTGGCGGAAGCATTATGGCCCGATTCCGAAGGGCTATCACATCCACCACCGTGATAAGAATCCCGCGAACAACGCTCTCGACAATCTGGAGTGCCTGCCGCACGAACAGCATCTTCGCCTCCATGCGGCTGGGCGCGTCTACGACCTTGAGCGCTTGGCAGAGATTCGCCCACTCGCTGCGGAGTGGCATCGATCAAGCTCTGGCCGGCGGTGGCACGTCGTACACGGACAGTTGGCATGGAAGCAGCGCGTTCCTTTACGTAAGCGATGCGTGCAGTGCCACAACGACTACGACGACATCACTCGTCGCGGGGGCGCCCGCTTTTGTTCAAATCGTTGCAAGTCCGCATGGCGCCGAGCCTCGGGCCTGGATGACGTTGAACGGCGATGCGTGGTTTGTGACAAGCGGTTCAGCGTCAACCGACACGAGCGCGCCAAGACGTGCTCTAAGCTCTGCGCGGCACGTAGTCGGTTCCTCCCCGGCGGGGACAGGCACCGTCTATAACCTCACCGTTCAAGACTGCCACGAGTACTACGCCAACGGCGTGCTCGTCTCGAACTGTGACGCGCTGCGGTATGGCGCGATGAGCCGTCCGCCGATCGGGCGGTCGATTGTGCGGCAGGCGCAGGACACGCCGTGGACGTTGGGCTGGTTGAAGCAGCAGGCGCAGAAGCCGCGTGGCGTGCTCGCGCCGCGGAGTGTCCATGCCGGTTGATCCGCAGATGGACCGTCAGGTGCTCCCACTCGACAACATCGAGGAGTGGCGTGGCTCGCTCACGAAGGCCCGCGAGGTGCGGAACAAGGTCAAGACGTGGTGGGAAGCGAACCTGCTGAAATACGCACCAGATCAGAGCGGCGACCCCGAAGACTACGGCGAGACGATGAACACCAACCGCGATTTTACGTTGGTGGAGCGAAAAAAGGCGGACCTGTTCTATCAGCGCCCCGACATCTTCGCGGTGGCCTCACCGTTGATGGAAGGCCACGAACAACTGCTCGACATCCACACCAAGATCCTCAACGAGAAGTTGGGGCTCGACGGCGTGAACGCTCGCGAGCTCGCGCATCAGTGCATTTTCGACGTGCTCTGTCCCGCCGGTCGTGGGTGGTCGGTGATGGGCTACGAGAGCGCGACGGTGCCGACGCCGATGCAAATTCCTGACACACCAGGGCGGCAGCCTGGGGCCGTGCTCGGCCTTCAGGACGTGCCGCAGTTCAAGACGGTGATGGCTCCGGTCCCGGTGTTTGAAAACGTCTTCTGGCGCTGGCTGTCGCCGTTTCAGGGACTCGTCCCGCACGATGCGCGGTCGGTGAAAGCCGACGACTGGCCGTGGATCGGGATGGACTTTGAAGTTCCCGAGCGGACGGCGAAGCGGAGCGGCTGGGTGCCGGATGATTTCGTCGGCTCGTCCGCGAGTGAAGAGATTCACTACAAGAACGGGCTGACCAACACGGCCGGCGATCGCGTCGTGCGTGGGACGCTGGTCTACTATAAGTCGTCGCTCTACCGCGATGATCGTCCCCACCCACAGCATCAGACGATGCTGATCCTGATCGACGGCGTGGATGAGCCTGCGGAACACAAAGACTCGCCGTATCAGACCTTGGACGCACAGGGCCGGTTGTCGCCGGATTCGCTGATCGGCTTTCCTATTCATCCCCTGACGATTCGGGTGATGACGGACTCGGCGCACATCCCGAGTGATTGCACGATCTCGCGGCCCATCGTCAACGAACTAAACAAGTTCCG